TCAAATACTTGGTGTTCAGCATCCACATATGACTTGCTGTTGCGCTTGAACCGATACCACCGTCCAGAACAACATCAGAAGCCATACCAGCGCCGTAATACTTGAGTGAAGCAAAACCAGCTCCAGCAGTGCTGTTTCCACCATCGCTAATGCGCTGAATGCTTTGCAGCGATTGCAGGTACATACGATAGAAGATGTTATCAGCAACGATCAGATCAGGCTTGTCCGTACCCCGAATCAACTGAACAGCTAGTGAGTCCATGTAACCTTGAATGTTGGATGCTGATGTAGCCGATCCACCATCGGTAGCTCCACTGAACTTAACTGAACGCCAGAAGCTATAGGTAGCACGGTTAATGCCGCCGTATGTTCCAGTGCTTGGTGCATCAGGTACAGCAGCGCCTAGCCCGGTCAGGTTCTTACCAGCGTTACCAGTACCATCGAGGTACAAGTCACCACTGATACGATTAGCCAATTGAGCTTCAGCAACATTCATACGACCGTCAAGCAGGTCAATGATTGCTTCTTTACCGCTGTTCTGAATCATCTCAAGACCGCTGATTGAAACAGCAGCAGCGTATTGGGTGATAGAGAATTGCGCGGCGCTGATCGGGCTGTTTTGCGAAACATTCAATACTTCATAGCCCGAATAGCTATTGGTATTATTAGTTGCCGAATCTGAATACATGATTTCCTGAAGGATAACATTCCCACCAGAAAAGGTTTTTACATTGCCACGATCTTTAAGGCGGCGCAGTAAAGCGTTGTTGTTTGTTACGTTGTCAGCTAGTTCACCCGTACGACTTTGAATGTTAGTCGCAATGATGTCTGAAACTGAACTATTGGCGAAGGCCATAATTTACTCCTCAGTTTAAGTTATCAAAAACGCTCATCTAGGTTAGCAAATTGCTCTACTAACATTGAGCGCCTATCTTGCGCTTTGGTCGTTGTCGATACCCCGGGTGTGGAGCTTTTAACGCTAACCGCTGCCGCCTTAGCAGCTTTCGCTGCTTTGTCTACCAGACCTATCTTTTGGACGTTTGCACTAGCCTGTTGGGCCTGTGTTTGTCTATCGTATAAGTCAGCGTCTAGGCGTAATGCCTTGTCGTAAGCCTCATCCAGCGTATTAGCCATACCGCCTTGTAGCAGTTGGATCATTGCTGGTCGAAGCTCCTCGAAATACTCTTTCTTTTGTGAGAATGAGTCTATTTCGCCGTTCATAATCTTGCTAGATTCAGCTTCCTTCTCTTGCTTCCATTGCTGCATCTCGCCGCGCACTGAGTTTAACTCGTTGCGTAGTCCGTATACTATATCATGCTGCGGTGCTTGTTGCATACCATCCTGATTTGCAGCTCCCATACCATATTGCTCTCTCAACTGAGCAAAGTAGTATTCCTTTTCCTGTGGCGAGCCGTTGCGTAAGATGTTATCCGCTTGCAATAACCCGCTAATGGCTTCACTAGGTTTAATGCCTAGACCGTTTATCGTATTAAGGTACGGCTGTACTACCCGTTCCATCTCATCAGCGTACTGAGCTTTAGAGATAAGCGGCTCAACACCAGCCCTCATCTGCTCTTCACGTTGCCATGCGTATTCTTGTAGTTTTGGCGAGGCCGCCGCCCATTCCTCGTGGTAGTCCTTCTTCCATGATGCAGGCGCTCTTTGCCATACTGGAGGCTCTTCTACTACTTCTGGAGCTTCTACAGGTATTGTTGGCGCGTACTTGCCATCAGCACTGCGTACTCTCTCAGCCTTTGGCTCTGTCTCTAATTCATCAAACTGCTGTGCTAGTAGTTCTTTTCTGTCTATTACGTTTGTATCGGGTACTGACTCTGGCATATCCATTTATTTCTCCCTGTGGGGGTTATTGGTAAACCTTTGGTTATCTCGCATACGATCCAGTAGCTTGTTGGCCTGATTATGCGACATATTTGCTAATTGTGCGCTTAATACTTCTCTGCGTGTATCTTTTACGACAGGTGCGCGGCTTGTCATAGTCTCGTTACCGACCTCAAAGCAGTTATGCTTCCTTAGATGCTCACGGTGCATAGCCCTGCCAGTAATCATTGTGCCATCAGCCATAGACTTGTAAGGAGCTATGTCAGGCATGATGTAGACCTTAGCATCGTATCGCTCTGCGCCTACCTCTACAGCTTCCCCGTCTATATATACCCAAGACTGTCTCATGATTGCCCCAGAACAATAGCTACTTCAGTATTAGCGGCCTCTTCTGCCTCACGCACCTTGTCTACCTGTGCCTTTGCGCCTATCTCTGCGACCATGATGCGAGTAGATGAGTCTAGTTGTGCTTTGTAGCGATTAAACTGATCTAGGTACTGTAGCTCCTGCATCTTCATCTGTTGGCGCATCTGCTCTAGCTGTGCGTCTGCCTGTAGCTTCATCTGCTCGATCTGCATATCTGCCTGTACTCGTGCCTGTTGAGCCTGTACGTCAATCTGAGCCTTCATCTGTGCCGCTTGTGCATCTGCTTGCAATCTAGCCTGATCGGTCTGCTGTTGGGCTTGCATTTTCATTTGTTCAGACTGCTGCTGCGCTTGCATCTTCATTTGCTCAGGATCAGGCTGCGGCTGTTGTGGCTGCTGTGATGCTGCCTTCATCTGTTCCAGTGCGGCATCCAGAGTACCCTCGATAGGCTCTGCTTGCTTAAACGCTCCTATGCCGAACTTCATCACCTCTACCAGCATTGGTATCATCTCAGGTGACTCACGGCCTACAGGTAAGGCTTGGCCTAAGAAGCCGCCAAACGCCTGTAGGAACTCCATACGGTTGCGCTTGTTCTGATCTTCATCCAACTGCACTAAGCTGTCAGCCTCTACGTCAATTCTAAAGTTAGCTAGTGGCGAGTCTTTAAGAAGCTCTATAGCCTGTGGTATCAACTGCTGATCTGCCTCAGACATCTGTTGTGCAGAAGCATATTGTAGCAACGTCTGTGGCTGGAACTTGGTACACATGATCTGCGCCTTGAGCTTAATCAGGCTAGACGCAAACAATGCTACCTCTTCCTGCATTGCTCTTAATCTTAGCCCTGCATACTGGCCTTTGATCTGTTGAGCAGTTGCAGTCTCGCTTGCACTGGTCTGACCACGAATAATGTCAGATATGCCTGTAATCTCGTAAATCTGGCTCTTTATGTCCTCTCTTGCCCGGTAGCAGTTGATGAGCGTAGCAGCTATGACATCAAGCGGCAGGATGTCGATACTACCCTTCAGCCCACCCTTCTCACTGAATGCCATCCACTTATCAACGGGTATCAGAGTATTATTGTCTCCCTCTGTGAGCAGACGTTGTAGCGTTGGCTGGCTTGCGTCATATACTCCTCGTACCCTTAGAGCCTTGACCAGACCATCAATTCTGTCGCTCAGAATGTCCAGCTCTGTAGCCTGATCTTGATACAGCACGAAGTCAGGTACAGGCACTAGAGAATCAGAGGTTAAAGTAGCGTACAGAGGCTTGCCACAAGGGAAAAAGCCTTCGACCTCGATGGGGTCATCACGCTCGTCTATGATGTAGTTGCTGTTCTTGCTAAACCAGTAGACCTTGCCGCTTTCCTTATCCCATAGCTCACATATCTTTGCGCGTGTATGCTCTTTGCTAGATTGACCATACGAAGTTAGTGTCTGTGGGCCGCTGTCCAAAGGTATCTTCTTTGCAGACTCCTCGCCAAAACGCTCTATAAGCGCCTCTCGCGTCATGTAAGCCCAGCGCCATACTACCGTGACCTCTTCCCATGTACGAGCTACTGAGTGACCAAAATCCTTCCAGTGAACGTAATCGGTAGGAGCGCACTCGTACTCAATCTCTTCGTATGTCTCTGCTGTATCGTTCTCTACCTCATCAGAGTCCTCAGTGACCTGTAGCCCATCTTCTGGCATATCACGCTCAATTAGATGTGGCTCGTAGCGTACCCATGCGACACCACGACCGCCTAAGAAGCGATCCTGTACCGCATTTTTCATGGTTGCACGGAAGTCTGGATAATGCTCAATCTCGTAGTCAATAGCTCTCTGAATGATCTGTGAGGCAACACGACCTACTTGGTCATTGTCTCCAAACCTACGCGATACGTCAGCCATAGGCAGCTTAGAATAGACCGCTGGGATTAAGGTCTGTACGTTTGACCAGAGAATATTAAATTTTGCCGTCTCGTTAGAGTTCTGGCTGCGGTTATCATCTCTGTAGCGTTTAACGATCTTTGCAGAACGAGCCTCCCACTTCTTGAACTCGTTGTCATAGCTACCGATTACGTTCAGATATTTCTCAATTGGAGTTTCGGTCATTTTCTGTCCTGTTGTCTAAGTGCTTCAGCTATTGCTTGAGGGTCTAACATCCCGCCAACACCTACACCAGCGAGAATGTCTGCTTCATGTCTACGCATTGGGTCAAAGGCTGCAAAGCGGGAACGAACTTGTGAAGGCTGAAATGGTATAACCACTTGATGACCATAAAGATCACCACCTTTACCACCCGTATCAATAATTCCTTGATAGCCTAATTTCTTTATCTGATCTGTTACCTTGTCTGGTATAGAAGTCCAAACATAAGAGTTATCACCCTTAGCTAAGTCTTGTTCTAACTGATTCACCCATTCTTTAGGCGTATATCTAGCATCTTTTGCCCACTCGTCAGAACCAGATGTTTTTAGTCTTGTCTTATCTTTTGCAAACGCTTCTTTTAACGCAGGTATGACTGTGCTTCTAATCTCTTCAACATTACTTGTCTTTAATGGGTTATTTATCATAGCCTTGCCTGTCAACACACCTTGTGCAGATGTCCACGGAGCATTGGCCTGACTAATTTCGTGCGGGTATCCAGCTAATTTGTAAATATCAGCTAGTTCAGATGGGGCATACACATCTAACATACCGCTTTCTCCGTACACGCTTCTTAGTGCGGCTAATGGGTTTCCTTTAGCTGCCTTTAATTCGTATTCAAAATGGCTAGGAGAGAATGGCGCTCCTTTTGACGTTGGATGCAATGTCCAAGCACCCTCTGCCTCTTCTGGGTTTTTATACCCAATTCTACGAGACTTATCTAAAATATCAGTTTTAACTTCTGGCGATAAATGATTCCAGCTTTGTTCTACTGTGTATGGATTTTTCCCTCTGAACCCTAGTGACTTAGGAGATACTTGAAAGTATTGGTCTAATCCACCTATGTCATCAGCCATTCTGCTAGTGTCTTGTTTGTTCATAGCGTAACCAGATGCAACAGGTGGTGTGTCTGTACCAAATGGCATAGGCCCAGATGTAGCTCTTTTAGGGTCTAAATTTTTACCAGATAGCAATCTGTCTAATCTTTGTGTGCCATGCAAATAGTCTACCGCACCCATAGCAGCAGCTCTATCCATACCAGTATTACTAGATGGCAAAGCAAGTCCACCCTGCTCCTTTGGTAGCGCAGCATTTCTCTGGGCTGTGTCGTGCAGTATCTCGAACTCTGTCTTAGGTCGCTGCGGCATAGACGCGCCTTCTGGCACTATGCTCATTCTTGTATCAGGCATAAGCCTTGCAAATCCCGTTTTGTTCTGTACCTGTTCAGCTAGAGTTTTTAGAGCAGCTTCACCACCTTTTTGTATAAAAGGCCGCATTGCCCCGCCTAACGCAACAGTATCAACTACTTCTGGCCTTAGCGTTGTAGTCTGTCCTCTGCCTGTAGTTATGCGCCCACCGTAGCTTAGATCGTCTAGCAGTCTGTTGACGTTCCTTAGCGGCAGCAGATCACCACCACGCATACCGCCAAATAATGGATCGCGCTCAGGTACTACATATCTGTCGGCTTGATCTGATAAATAGCCAGCAGCGTCAGCAACAGCGCCAAAAAACCTATTACGAGGCTGTTTAGTTACTGAGTCTTGCCTAGCTAAGGCTTTGGCTAGTTCTTTAGCGGAGGGCATTTTTTCTAGCCATCATTCTAGCTCTAGCTTGTTCTGCGAAGGTGTCCAGTGACGGGTCTACTGCTGGTGCGCCAATTAATCTAGCTTTAGCCTGTTCACCGTATGCGTCCATTGCTTGGTATGCAGGGTTAGTTGCAGATAGAGCAGCAGACTGCTGTGGCGTAATCTCAACGCCATTGACCGTCTCACTCAACAAAGTACGCTTTGGCGTATAGGTCTGTAGTCCAGCAGCTAGTTGTTTAGGACTAGGCATTATGCTGAGAATATGCCTACAGCCATAACCTCAACACCTGCTCCTGTCGTTACTTTCCATGCACCAGTAGTAGATGCAACGTTCATCTCGATATTGTAGACATTGATACCTGTGCCGCATGATGCAGGTAGCACTGTATGGGTCAATATGCCTACGCCTGTTCCGTCAACTATCAGGACATTGCCTGTAGCCGCTGTAGTCACTGTACAGATGATTCTATGCAGATAATCACCTGCTGCACCTGTGCCGCCTAAGACTTGTGCTGATGCGCTTGCTGCAACGTGTTCGTACTGGTATCTATAGGGATTTACTATGCCGCTCATATTCTGCCTCTCTTAGGTTGATTTGCTTGCGCCCACACATCGTTAAGTGTTGCTGTGTTTTGCTCTCCTACCATTAGCGGTTTAGCTGCATCAGGTTGTCTGACTCGCGGCTCTGACCGCCAAGCTATTGATAACATTCGGAAAGCGTCTGCCGGATGACTACACCAATCATGTCGTGGTGTCTGCCGAAACGCCTTCTTGTCCTCATCGTACTCTCTTTGATACTGACGTAAAGCCTCGATACCTTCACTGCACTTGTCTGCATCAAACCAGCACTGCGGCAGCACCTTTCTGACAGCCTGTATACCGTCTTGCACTGACAGATCTGGCACGATAGCTAGGCTATTGATGCCAAAATGTACCGCTAATTGCTCAATTACTGACTTACCAGCAGCCGCCAATGTCTTAGCTCGTGCATCATGAGGTAAATAGTGCTTACCGAAATTATACGGCCTTGACAGGATATTTGCAGCAATTTCATCAATATTAGCACCAGAAACGGCGTAATAATCAATTATATGTACTTCATCGCGAATTACTTGATAGAACCAGACTGCCGTATCGTCTCTATAACCGAGGTCGAATGCAGTGTGGACAGGCACGTTATTGTCGTAATTGACTTTGGTGACGCGCCCTTGCTCTGTAGCCTCTCGCATCTCTGTACCGTAGTACGCTCCTAAAATGCTTGCCTCGAATGAGCATTCCATCTCTTGTAGATATTGATCTTCTGATAGCTGTGCTTTGGCGGCATTCAGCTCTCCTTCTGGCAATAACTTACTGTCAGATGCCTTGAGTGCCATGCAAAACCACTCACTAGGTATTCTCTGAGCCGTTTTGTAGATATCCCAGAACTGGTTTTTACCCTTCGGAGTGCCAGCAAATACACACCAACCCTGCCTGTCTGACAGCGCAGGACGTATTACCGACCCCCACACGCTGGGCCTGAAATCACCGTACTCATCTAGGAAACAGCCATCGAAGCCCAGTCCGCGCATCGCATCGGCATTATCAGCGCCAAAGATGCTTATCTTTGCTCCATTGAGCAAAGTAATAAATAATTCGGCCTCGTTAGCTGATTTCATAATAGGACGAGCGTAGTGCTTTAAGTATTGCCAAGCTACAGATTTTCCCTGCGATCTATAGGGCGTGACGTAGGCAAAGTGAGGCCACGGACTCTGGCATTCTGCCGCAGCACGAATTAAATCGTTGGTCGCTGCGACCGTTTTCCCTGCGCGCCTGTGAGCAATTAGACAAGCCCATCTCTGGGTGCGATTGTGGAACGGCATGAACGCCAGCCGGGGCTGGTAGTCCATTTCTATTTCGGTGCTTTCCATTTTATCGTGATTTCTACTGGCCCTTCATCCTTGCCAGTGAGTTCTGTCCGGCTCAATTTTGGTACATGGTACTCGATCATGTCGGTGTAACACTGGAAAGCCTTTAATGGGCCTTCGGTCTCAGCGATAGCGTCCAACCAAATCTGCACTCGATGAGCATTACCATCAACAAACCGGGCAATAGCCTCTCTGGCAAGGATTGTAGACTTGTTAGCAACCCCTTTAGGTCTACCCGGCCCTGCCACAGATATTTTGTGTTTTTTTAATCCCATCATATATATCGCTTATTTTTGCTTAAATTTTAATCGACACGGCAAGCATACACCGTGAATCAACTTGCTACTATAGCGACCACAAAGATCGCAATCTCCTGATTTTACAGGATGATTAATGTGCAGTGCGTATTTCATTGAGTCTAATAGCTGGGAGTTTAGCTGCTTCTATCACATCGCCCAAGTATTGAATGGTGTCCTGCCGAGTCATTCCTTGAATTACTGCTGGAAAGCTGCTGACTGGCACTCCATTAGAATCACATACTATCTCGTGCATTGCGTATCCTGCGTGTGTTCGCACCATGCGTATCATGCTAGAAATTTCAGCTTGTAGATGGTGCTGTCGATTAGTTGCGCTATCTCATCTATTATATTCTGTAGCTCTGAGTCTTGCGGTAGCTTCTTTCTTTCATATTCAACATACTTACTTAGACTTGTCAGATACTTTAGTGGCGGTGTAGGTAGTAAGTAATACTTCTCATAATCGCTAATGATCCCGTAGCAACCTTGATACGCCTCTACGAATGAATCTACTAGATCTTCTACTTCCTCATAGTACATACCTAGCGCAACGTGTTCGCTATAGCTTTTGGTCTGGAAGTGCAGTATGTGAGCGTTAGTAATGCTGTGCAGTAGTGTTAGTACGAATTGTTGTGGTGAATGACTCATTTATCTCTCCTAGTTATTTGATTTTGTAACGATCTCGTGCATTGCGTAGCCGCTATGTGTCTTGACCATTCTAATCATGATCTGCTCTTGTGCTGATAGGCCCAGACTTGTCTAGGCCCAGCACCCTCATTGTCTATCTTGATTCGATCTACCGAACCCTGCCGGTAGAGGTAGGCAACTGCCATGCTAATCTCCGCAGAGGTTAAGTCAAGTATTTTTTTGATTTGCGACAGGGTGATAAGCCCTTGAGTGTTTGAGATTAGTAGTCGAATACTCGAGACCGCCCTAGCCATGTATCACCACCGCAATCAGAGTAACCAACCCACCAACGGTAGCAACTACCACAACCTTTACCCACAAAAGGAAAGCCCTATCGTCATCTTGCCATGTAGACGACCTGTAGCCTCCTACAAGCCCTCGGGGAGCATTTAGGTAGGGTAGGTATCCATCGTGAGACTTATTGCGTTCTACGCCCTCTCTGAGCGTTCTAGGGCTAGTATCGTAGTTAGAGTTCATTAGAAGTCACCTCTGTTTAGCGGTTCAGCCTGTCCGTGACGCGGATCGTCTAACACCTCGTCCAAGCCTTGATTCTGTTCTTGCTCTCGGTTGTGGTACAAGGCTTCCTCATATTCCCTAACGATTGCCGTGTAGGAGTCCAGCAGGTTCCTTTTGGTTTCATTGTCTGCTCGGGAAAAGCTAATGACCAACCTAGCTGCTCCGACTTGAAACGCTGTAATTTCGATAATATCCATTTTATGCTCCTAGCAAGATTGTGAGAGGTAGGAAGTGAAGGCAATCGCCATCACCACGATAATAATTACGAGCCAAGGTGTCGGCTCGAAAGGTGGTCTTGCCCGCCTCGGGAAGAACTCGTCATATTTACTCATTTTGCATCTCCAGATTTGTGATCTCTCAGTCCCAGTGACCTCGATAGATAAGATATTAAACCATTCCTAATATATGTCAAGTTTTTATTGCAGGGTCGCAAGGGTGCAATCGGTCGCGATTTTCCTTATACCGCTATTACACGTAATTTCTCTCTGTTATACCAAAGCTATAGTTCTAACAGAGAGAGAATTTACTCTATGGGACAGTTTTTACTATTTATTGCAACCTTTGAGACCTTTTATATAAAAAGATAATAAAAATAAAGAGTTAAATAGGGTATCAATGTTGGGGCGCAATAAAAAAAAGTCGCAATCATTGCGACTTTCCCCATCAAAAAGGGATATTTTCATAATCCGCGTCATTTTTTGCAGAATGATATTCCCTCACAATTTTTTTAATTTCCGGCAGGGGCGCGATATGTTTCACCCAAACGTAGTGATTACGCCCCGAAACTTTTACAACTCTACCCCCAATCGGTGAATATCCTTTCTCCGACAATATGCTACTAAGTGTCCTAGTTTTGGGTAATTCGCCGCCCATCCCTCTCACAAGATTGTTCAACCATGTTACATCTACAATGTCATCATTAATGACTGAACAGGTATTTTCGGCAATAGCATCATCAACCATATCCCGTTCAGGAGATACGCTAAGTGCCTTCATCTCCAACCTTGCAGCAGTCTCCGGCGCTCGCCCTTGCGGATCGAAAGAACTAGGTATTTTCCAATCCAGCAAGAACCTAGCGATTGAGCCAGCGTTAGCCCTTGCCGAATCGAACAGAGTATCGAAGTACACCCTAGCAGCGTTCTGACCCCCTAGCTCACTAAACAACTGCTCCTCACTCTGCACCCTGCTAAACAGCGCACAGTAACGGCGATCACCGTCCTGCAATGGCACAGCGTCCTTGTGATTAGTCAGCAGGAAGTAAGAGGTGAAGTTTGGCACTGTACGATGATCGCGGCCCTTCTCCTCGATCTGGATCGTAGCGTTAGAGATAATAGGCTTGAGCTTATCCAGAATTTCATACTTATTAGTGCCTGCAATGCGTATCTCCTCGACCACTGTGACCAGTGATCCCGTAGCCCAGCCAGTAAAGCGACCAGAGATAGCCTGAGTATCTAGCGACTTGACGTTAGTACCCATGAGCATTTCAAAGACGTTCCCAAAGTACGACTTGCCTGACCCTTGAGCGCCTTGGAGCAGCATGGCCCAGCCGACACGCTTGCCTTGGTGCTGGTAGATGTATGCCATCCAGTTGATGAGTAACTCCCGTTCGACCTCGGACTCAAGGGTAAAGCGAACGTGAGCCATGAACAGATCAACGCCAGCCTGACCTACACTATCAATCACATCCACGGGTCGCACACCCTTGGCACTAAAGCTGTTCATCATGCGCTTGCCCTCGTACTCAAAGAACTTAGACGCTCGGGGAAAGAACATGGTGTCTACAACGGTCGGCAACCTATACTCGACTAGCGCAAGCTGGGAGGCTGCCTTCTCAGCGATAATGCACTCGACCTCACGGTCGAACTTGGCATTGAAAGCCTCGCGCCGGATGTCGTAGTCACTGACCTCGAAGTTAGCGAAGGAGCAGGTGTTCTCAACGTACACCCAGTCCTTTAGCCATGCTGGAGGACTGCCGCCATCAGCGGCCTGAGCTTTTTTTGATGGCTGCACCTCCTTACTAATGGCGGTCTTTGTAACCTTGTTGAGTTTACCGAAGCCATCAGCTAGTTCAGAGATAACCCCAGAGCGTTGCGCTGGGGGGAGGATGTGACCGGGCATTGATATAATGCGCTTCTTAAAATCATTGAATTGCTCGAAAGTCTCAACATTACTGGCATCATCGAGGAGCTTCTCAAAGGCGTTGGGGATTGCGGTAATACCCCCTGCCTGCTTGACGTGGTAGATGATGCTTGCCATCGTGACTGGCTTATCACTACCGCCAAAAGACTTCCACTTAGCCTTCATCTCGCCATCATCAAAGCGTTCAGCATCGAGCTTAGACCACGCCACCCACCGAGCAAATCCCACCTTAGAGCCTAAGAACTGATGGTAGAGCGCCATGCCACACTTGAGCCATGCGTCATAGTCCAGCCCGGTAGCGGGGTAGGCTGACAGCGTTGCGTCTACCTCTACGTCCGTTATGTCTAGGGGTAACGCTGCAACCATCGCGGAGAGGTCATCCAGCTCCTCAACTTTTGGTGTAGCTATAAAGTCAGGGACGGGATAGAACTCGCCATCACCCACCATTGACCATACGTCAGCACCAGCAACCATCGATGGAGTGTACATAAGCTGATTAGGCTTGAAGCTGCACTCGTCCAGAGGTATGCCTAAACTAGCACCCACAGAGCGAGAAAGTACGCGGTACTCATCACCTGTGATCTCACGGGATAACGGTATAACTATCCGCAGTCGAGGGGAGGCCACAGTGTGGCTATGCGTGGAGTAAGCAGCGAAAGCGCAGTCGAGGTTCATCGTCAAAAGATACTCGATGCTATCCAGCGTCATACCCGCGTTATCGACATCGAACGTCAAGAGCGTTCGAGCTATTAACTCAGAATCCTCTCTAACATCACGCTGGAAGTGACCGCCTACAAAGAACTTCTTACCCTTGTCACCCACTGCGTGGGTAGTTAACTTTGCAGATAGGTCAGACCACGCGATCTCTACATTTTTAACTTTTCCCTTGTTTTCACCGCCAGTGGCGATCTTCATCACGCGCCTTCTTTATCAGGAGCAACCAGATATACTGCACGAAAAGCACTATTACCCATCGACCGTTCAATGCGTATAGCCTGAGCTGGTGGGAAATACCCCGCCTTTACCCAGTGCGAAACGGAACCCTCTGTAACACCCAAAGCCTTTGCGAGTTTCCGCTGTGAGCCGTAATGTTTAATGATCTTCATCATTAGTATGTTTTGCATCTTGTTCTCCATAAGTTGTTTTGGAAGTAGAACTATAGCATAAGACAAATAAAACACATAAATTATTTGTCTTATGCTATAGTTTAATCTCCAACCACAAATAAAAGGAAACTAAAATGACAATCGAACAACTACTCACCGCGCTAATCGCGTCCGTTGATGCCAATACAGCAGCAATACTCGCCCAAAAATTACCGCCTTTGCCTGCTTCTATTCCGGCACTTGATAAAACTGTCACCGCCGAGGACTTGCAATCTCTGTGTACTACCATCGTGCGGAATGACCGCACTAAAAAGCAACAGATCGTAGCGGCACTGGCGGCATATGACAACGCCAAGCTAATTTCGGACATCCCTGCCATACATTACGGAGCGATCAAAGCAAAGCTGGAGGCGATCAGTGAACACTAAGGCACACGCTAGGTTCTCAGCATCAGGAAGCGCCAAGTGGTTTCTGTGCGCTGGATCAATCGAAGCAGAAAGCGGCTTACCAAACAAGAGCAGCATCTACGCCGATGAGGGTACAGCCGCCCATGAACTAGCGGAGATATGCTTAACAATGGGCGAGCGAGCGTCTGAGTGGGTGGATAAACAACTCATTGACAATAATGCGGTTACTGTCACTCAGGAGATGGCCGACTATGTGCAGGTCTATGTTGACTACGTTAAATCAAAAAAAGGAACGGTGCTAGTTGAGCAGTACGTTGACTTCAGCCATGTCGCGCCGGATGGTTTTGGGACGTGCGATGCCCTCGTGATGGATAACGATACGCTGCACGTTATTGATCTGAAATATGGCAAAGGTGTCCGCGTTGAAGCAGAACATAACACACAAGCACTGCTATACGCGATAGGTGCAATTGATAGCCATAGCTGGGTGGCATTCAAAACCATTGTAATTACCATCGTGCAGCCACGCCTAGACCATATAAGTGAGTGGGAGTTAACCATTGATGAGGTTAACGCTTGGGCAGAGAGGCTTACGCAAGCGGCTGAACGGGCAGCGCAACCTAACGCACCGCGTACCCCGGGCGAGAAGCAGTGCCAGTGGTGCAAGGCCAAGCCGACCTGTCCTGCGCTGAAGGGGTTTACTGAGCAGGCGATGATGAGTCAGTTTGATGATCTATCACCAGCCAACCCTGACACCTTGACCGACCAGCAACTACGGAAAGCCCTTGAGAGCAAGAAGTTGATCGTGAGCTGGCTGGACGCAGTAGAGAGCCTAGTCTCCGAGCGGCTAGAGTCAGGCAAATCCTTCGAGGGCTTCAAGATGGTCGAGGGTAGGTCGAACAGGGCATGGATAGATGATGATCGTGCAGCATCAGCCCTGAGTGATCTGCTGGGGTCGGATGCCTTCGAACACAAGCTACTCAGCGTTGCCAAAGCGGAAAAGGCGGTTGGTAAGGGTAACAAGGAGATAATCGACAGCCTCTCGACCAAGCCGCAGGGTACGCCAACGCTCGTGCCGGAGAGCGATAAACGACCAAGCTGTATCGTTTCCGCAAAAGACTTTGAAATAATAATTTAGTTCTGCTATACTTCTCTTGTCGGTTTCACAACGACATAAAAACCAAAATAAGGAAATAAAATGACAACTAAAATTAAAAATGTACGTCTCTCCTTCCCATCGTTATTCCGCAAGGCTTCGTTTCAAGGTGTTGAGACTAAGTATGAAGGCACTTTCTTGCTGGATAAGACCGAGCATCGTGCAGCGATTGATGAGATAAGCAAGGCAATTGCTGAGATGCTTAAAGAGCATAAGACCAAGCTCTCCCCCGACAAGATTTGCCTGAAGGACGGTGATGATGTTGAGTACGAGGGTTATGCTGGCACGATGACTCTGAAGGCAAGCAACAAGAATCGCCCCCTCGTTATCGGCAAAGACAAGTCACCACTGGCTGAAGATGACAATGTTATCTACAGTGGTTGCTACGTTGATGCGATAATTACTCTCTGGTTTCAGGACAACGGCTTTGGCAAGCGCATTAATGCCAGTCTTGAGGGCGTTCAGTTTAGGGGTGATGGTCAACCGTTCGGTGACGGTGGCGCTAAAGTAAGTGTAAGTGATTTTGACGTTATTGATGAGAATGACGAGTTTTAATTAATACCTCCCACCCTTCGGGGTGGGGTTTTTAACTTATAGGACACCCCTATGCTTATTCTCGATACCGAGTGCTTCTCGGACTATTGGCTTGTCTCAATGCTTAAACTAGAGACTGGCAAAATCCGTCACTTTGAATTACACGATAGCTCAAAGCTCGACACCAAGCTAATTATCGGATTTTTGAAGTCCGACACAATCGTCACTTTTAATGGCAACAACTACGACCTACCCCTGCTGAGTGCGGCAATGGCAGGCTACGACAACGCACAGCTAAAAGCCTTGAGCGATAGCATTATCGGCTCAAAACTCCCAAGCTGGTCGATCCTCAAGAATCATAAATTCGCACTATTAAAACTAGACCACATTGACCTGTTCGATGTTGCCATCGGGCAGTCCAGCCTTAAAATCTACGGTGGTAGATTACACGCCCCCAAGATGCAAGACCTACCGATTGAGCCATCGGCCTCAATAACGGCATCAGATCGCTCCCTGCTGCGAGAGTATTGTGAGAACGACCTCCACACCACATCCCTGCTGTTTAACGAGCTACGGCCTCAAATTGACCTGAGAGCAAAGATGTCTGACAAGTACGGCATGGACTTACGCTCTAAGAGTGATGCCCAGATTGCTGAGAAAATTATACTGGATGAAGTCAGCAGGGTAACTGGTAATCAATACGGCAAGACTGTCTACTCTGACACTGCTACCTTCAAGTACATTGATCCTCAAATAGTGACGTTTAAGAGGGGGCAGTTAAATGAGATTTTCGTTAGGATTTTAGAGCATCCGTTCACGCTTGGTGGGAATGGAGCAGTTACCATGCCCGGCTGGTTGCGTGATACCAAGATCAGAATTGGAGATACCGAGTACCAGATGGGCATAGGTGGCCTGCACTCCTGTGAGAAGTCTAAGTATTTTTGTTCAGACAAAGATTATGCGCTTTTTGATCTGGATGTGTCCTCATACTACCCCAGCATAATACTACAGCAGCGGCTTGCGCCTAAAAGCATGGGTGCGCCGTTCCTCGCAGTCTATCAGCGCATCGTTACCAGTAGGCTTGCCGCTAAGAAGGCTGGCGATACCGTCACTGCCGATGTACTCAAGATTGCAGTCAACGGAAGTTTCGGCAAGCTGGGCAGTAAGTATTCGGCCCTGTTTGCCCCTGAGCTATTGATCCAGACCACGATCACGGGGCAGCTATGCCTGCTGATGCTGATTGAGCGACTCGAGGAGGTCGGAGCTAGGGTTGTAAGCGCCAACACTGACGGGGTGGTGATCTACTGCCGCAGGGGTCTTGAGCATAAGTGCAAGGAGGTCGCGTTCGACTGGGAGCTAGATACCTCGTTCACCTTAGAGCGCACTGACTACAAGGCGATTGGAATCCGTGACGTTAACAATTATGTGGCTGTAAAGCAGGATGGCAAGACTAAGGGCAAGGGCGTGTTCGCACCAGCGAGCCTTGCCAAGAACCCTGATCGGCAGATCGTGGCTACAGCAGTTGCACAGCTATTGGCGAAGGGTACACCCATTGAGCAAACAATAAAGGACTGCAAAGATATTAGGCAGTTTGTGACTATCCGCAGGGTGCAGGGCGGTGCGATCTGGCGTGATGAGAAGTTGGGTAAGGCTGTACGCTTCTACCACAGCAACGCGGTACACGCCGATCAGTACATCCACTATGCCACTAACTCTAACCGAGTGCCTAACAGCGCGGGTACACGACCATTGATGCAGCTACCCGCTGAGTTCCCAAGCGATGTTCACCACGCCTATTACATAGCAGAAGCTAAAAACTTACTAGGAGAGATCGGATGTTAGAAAAGACAATTGAAGCCGCCCTAATCAAGCGCGTGAAGGCACTTGGCGGCATGGCTGAGAAGTTCACCAGCCCGAACAAGCGCAGTGTGCCTGACAGAATAGTGACGTTACCCCTCGGCGTTATCATTTTCGTAGAGCTAAAAGCACCCGGCAAACTGCCGACAGAGCTACAGCAACGTGACCATGATATACGCCGAGGTCTTGGCTGCGATGTGCGCGTGATTGATAGTATAGAGGGTTGCAATGCTTTCCCGGGCTGACCTCCACGAGTTTCAGCAGAACGCCATCTCCTTCATAAAGCGAGAGAAACGATGCTTGCTGGCGATTGAGATGGGTCTGGGCAAGACGGTATCAACCCTGACCGCCATCTCTGACCTGCTCGACTCCTTCACTATACACAGGGTGCTGGTCATCGCACCATTGAGGGTATCGAACTCGATCTGGAAGCAGGAGGCGGCAAGCTGGGAGCATACCTCACACCTGAAGGTGAGTATCTGCACAGGTAGTGAGCGAGAGAGACTTAGTGCGTTGATGCAAACGGCTGACATATATGTTATTAATCGTGAGAACGTGGAATGGTTGGTACGAATACGGTCTTGGGACTTTGACTGCGTGGTTATTGATGAGAGCGACTCGTTCAAGAACTCGTCAAGTAAGCGTTTTAAGGCATTGCGTAAGGTCATACCCGATACCACCCACATGATCCTTCTCAGCGGTACGCCATCACCTAGCGGCTTGGCTGACCTCTGGGCGCAGCTCTACCTAATCGACTTCGGGCAGCGGCTTGGGCGTACAGTAACAGCATTCAGACAACGCTTTTTTGAGCAGGATTACTTTGGGCATACATGGTCGATTCGTGAGGGATCTGCTGCCAAGATATACGCACTGCTTGCCGACAAGGTCTTGTCCATGCAGTCTGCCGACTATCTCCAGCTACCAGACAGAATAGACCTAGTGCAGAGAGTTGATCTATCAGAAAAGTCGCTGGTGGCGTATCAGGACTTTGAAAAGACCCTGCTCTCAACCTTACCCGATGGTGAGGAGGTTGAGGCGGTGAACGCAGCGGTTCTCGCTGGTAAGTTGTTGCAGTACGCCAATGGCGCGGTCTACACAGACGAGCATCGCAACTGGTCTCTCGTCCACGACACCAAGATCGAGGCACTAGCTGAGATTCTTGAGGCGAACGAGGGGGAGAACATCCTTGTTGCCTACAACTATAAGAGCGACCTAGAGCGACTGCAAAAGCACTTCCCGCAGGGGGTAGTCCTCGACAAAAACCCAGAGACAGTTAGCCGCTGGCAGCGGGGTGAGATTGGATTAATGTTCGCTCATCCTCAGTCTGCTGGGCATGGTCTGAACCTACAGGCTGGTGGGTGTATCTCAGTCTGGTTTGGGATGTGCTGGTCGCTGGGCAACTACCAGCAGTTCAACGCTAGGCTACACAGGCAGGGTCAAGGCCGACCTGTTCGCATAATTCACTTGATTGCTACGGGTACGATTGACGAACGGGTAATGGATGTGCTGAGACAAAAAGACGCAGTTCAGACTAATTTACTCAAAGCATTAAAAAGTATTTGACTTTAGCAAAGCTAAAGACCATCCTATGCTATAGTGCAATTAATCATCTCTCCAGATGATGTATCGTGCGCGAAATAGCCTAGTGCTGACAAAAGTTTTGATGCTTAATTGAAACAAGCTATATTTTTTAGGAGATTAAAATGGAACACTATTACCCGGTAGGTGGACAGTATTGCAAGCTGACTGGCAAAGGCTCACTGGCAGGCATAGCCGATGACATCCTCAACATCAGTAAGAATCATAGGGAGAGAAAGGATCGTGAGGCTATAGCAAGGACAATGAGAACGGTCGAGATGCGCGATTACAAGCGTGAGAGCCGTGCCAAGCCCATCAAGCGCATGACGATGGCGATGCTGGACATCATCAAATATATCAAAAAATGGCCCGGTACTAGGCGCAGTGACCTGCTCAATAAGCCGCTGGGAGGCGATACAATCTCTCCATCTAGTCTTGGGGCTAGTCTAGCAGCCCTCGTCCAGCGTGGGATGCTTAAAACCAACGGCTTTACCCATAACCGCCGGTTCTTTGTAACGGGGGTCACAGATGATAAAAAATAAATTTATGAGACGTTTTAGCTACCACGAGTGGTTGATGATCGGCATAGCCGTTACTCCGATAGTGGTGATTCTAGTCATAATTGGGTATCTCATAGGACTCATGCTATAGGAGGCTTTAATGGCTGAAATGCTATTGTGGTTAACGATGACAGTATGGTTTGAAGCTCGTGGAGAGCCTGAGCATTGTCAGGTAAAGGTAGCGCAGGTCGTACTAAACAGGATGACAGATGGAGATATAAAGAAGGTTATCCTAGCCCCGCGTCAATTCTCATGGGTGCAAGACAAGATGCAGGACGGAGTGCTGAAGCCAGAACATAGACCTAACAAAGAATCGGCAGCATGGAAGAAGTCAGAGGAGTCTGCTAGGACTGCGATATACTCTACCGAGAAGTTCGATGCAACGCATTTTCACTCCAAGTCGGTAAGCCCGAATTGGGGATTGAAGTTTTACAAGACCTGTGGAAACCACCATTTTTATGTGTGAACATCCAAAGACAATGCACCTTTTCGCCGGGGTCGGTGGAGGTATTCTTGCTGATTTAATTTTAGGCCACGAACCTATCGTGGCGGTCGAATGGGATAAATATGCTTGCAAAATTCTTAGAGAACGAGTTGCCGATGGATGGTTCCCCGGAATGTCAGTGTGGGAAGGGGACGTTAGACTGTTCGATCCATCCGAATACGCGGGGCGAGTGGATTGCATCCATGCAGGATTCCCTTGCCAAGATATTAGTGTCGCTGGAAAGCAGGCCGGACTTGGAGAAGGCACTAGGTCAGGGCTTTACCGAGAAGTCTTGCGAATCGCTGGCGTGGTACGACCAAGATACATCTTCTTGGAAAACGTATCAGCGATCCTTTCTAACGGACTGGGAGTCGTACTCGGAGACTTGGCCTCGATGGGGTATAACTGTAAATGGCTCTGCATTAAGGCATCCGATGTGGGCGCACCGCATGGGCGCGACAGATGGTTTGCACTTGCCGAACGGAAAGGACTTCCACCACACGCCGAACACAACGGGGATGGACGGGGGGAGCAACAGCAGGAGGGCATTGAAGGCGCGGCTGAATTGGCCGTCACCAAACACATCTCCGACTCGCCCGCAAGAGGGCAATGTCAGGATGTTAAGAGCGAAAGTTTTGGCCGGAGAAATGACGGAAGCGGAAGCGGCAGCGATGTTAAACGGCAAATCACCATTTCAGGCGCAAGGCAAGATTCAACAATGGCCCACGCCAACAGCGCACAATGCGAAGGAAACGAACGCTCCGAGCGAGTCGAACAGAAACACTCCAACACTAGCAGCGGAAGTTGGTGGAAAACTGAACCCCTCGTGGGTCGCGTGGCTCATGGGGTTCCCGATAGAGTGGGTAAACTCAAAGGGCTAGGAAACGCCCAAGTACCACTACAGGCCGCAGCAGCATGGCGGCTTTTAACGATTAAGTCTGGGCTAGGGGGACATCCCGAAAATGTCTTGCGGGATTCTGCGGCGGGAAACCCAGTTAATCTCGATAGATAACCGCCTGACTTATTATGACAACACGCTTTTGTATGCAGTGCCAGAAGTCTATTTATGTTCCTGACGGCGATGTTAGCGAATGGAAGCCTGTCTACAACAAGCTGGGAAAAGTGACTAGACGAGTCTGCCCTGCGTGTGCTGCTGGCCGAAAGAAGTTTGACTCTACAGGCGTGTACAAGAAGTAGTTATAGCAATTTATATACTAAAACAGGTATAACTACTTAATTAACGACTGCTCTCTGACCCATTCTTGTAGACTGGAGAGAGTGGTAGAGTTTTCGTGGCAGATACCGTAATTCCTGATGACTGTTTCGAGAGCGTCTGTAGCGGTAACGGCTTGAGCTTTAACGGTTCCCTCATCAGAATCTCTGGTGGTGTCGGAAACCGCATTGTAGACGGCATTGTTGTGGAGCATCCTCCAACCGCCAGACAAATTAACAGTATCTTGTACATAGATTGGTATCTCCTTTATGATCGTTCTGCTCTTTCCTTGAACAATCTGTACTCTGTCCACATACTTTGTGACCGTTTGATCTGAAACCACAGCCTGTTTGATCCCTGTCTCAATTGAGTGGGCTTGCGCCTTGATCTGAGCCTCATAGCAGCCACTTACTCCGATTTGGTGACCCATGTATAGACCAGCAGAAAACAATGCAGCAGCGAGCGTTGTACAGATAGCAATTTTACTACTTAGAGATAGTGCCTGTAATCCAGCCCATATCATGGTTTGAAAGTTCGCTTTTTTAAGAGTAATTTCTTAATGGTAAGGTGCTTTGACACTAGTTAAATGTTCCTGTATTATTGTGCATATGGAAATATGGAAAACAATACCCGGATTGCCAAGTATATATGAAGCATCTTCTGAAGGAAAGATACGGAGGTTGCAAAATACAAGGCCTCTTATCTCTAGATGGGGTGGGCATATTATTTGTAAAAGATATCCAAAAAAAGTTTTGGTATGTCAAAAACCATCAAAAAAAGGGTATTTAAGGCATCGTATCAATCATAAAACACATTTTGCCCATAGACTAATTGCTATTACATTTATAGAAAACGTAAAAAATGCCCCGCAAGTTAATCATAAAAATGGGATAAAAACTGACAATAGGGCAGACAATCTTGAATGGGTTACTAATATGGAAAATAGAACTCATGCGGTAATTAACGGTCTTGTGGCAGAAGGAGAGAGATGTGGAAACGCAAAGCTAAATATTGAAAGTATTGCAGAAATAAGAAAGCTATATGCAAACGGGGTTTCTCAGAAAAAAATAGCAAACAATTATGGGATTATTCAGCAAACAGTATCTGTGATAGTTAGATATAAATCATGGAAAAAATGTGCGTAATCCAGAAATTGGTTTTCTAGATGAGAGATGTGTCCAAGATTTTGTAGATGCTGCTTGCTCTCGGTACAGATCGTACTTGATTAAAGAGTCAGGATTTTTATCAATCCAGAGGTCAAGATGATCGCCTTTATCATAAATATCAACAGCTTGTGCAGTCTTGTGCGCTGACTTGGATGATCCAGTTAGAGATGTTGGAAGTCTGAATCCTCCATCACCACCTTTATTGCCAGATATTTGAGTGCCAGTCTTAGGATTATTCTCTAAGATTTCTTTAGTATCAGTTGTGTACGCAGCTAGTAAGTTATTCACCCTGTATAGTAAAGTTAAAGCGTTTAGATTGTATTCATTAGGGTGAGGCTTATCACCAAAGTAGTCTTGTAGCGTAATCATCGTATCGGCTCACTCGTAAAGAATCTAAGCACCATGTTGCCAGCACTACTAATAAAGACCATAACGGCATACGCTATCGGTGGGATGACTGTAGAGAAGGTCTGTGCAGCAAGCTCAATTAGTGCCAGTATTAAGACTAAAACTCCATTCCACCAGAGTGTTTTTGACTGATGAGCCTTTTTCACTTGTCTGCTTTCGTATCTAGCTTATCGAATAACTTTTCTAGCGTCAGATCAATCTTATCAAAGCGGCACTGGATGTCATCTTTTCGGCTGTAGTGTGATGGTAGGCAGATCTCAATATGTTTAACGTCTGCTTTAAGCCTATCTACTGCATCATAAAGCGTTCTGTAGAGCCAACCTATCGTAGCGAGTACAGCACCAGCGCCAACATTAATAAGAGTCTGAGCATCCATTTACACCATCCAAACAATAAGGCCAAGAATGACCAATACTATCAGAATAGTGCGCTTGGAGGACTTAATTATGTCAAGTGCATGGTCTACGGTGGAGTCAACCTTAATGATCTCCTCATCAATCTTAGTGACTACCTTCTTAGCTTTGTCTTTAATCATGCTGACAGCGCCTTGAGTTCATCCAGCGTTGTAGCCTTATCTGCTACTACGATTGAACTCATGCTACCTCCTTATCTGCTGGTTCAGGCGTGTTGCCTTCTTCAAGCCACTTTAAAAAGGCTTGGTTAGTTTGGGTGTTGACAAATTCATTACTTTCTTTTGTATCGTCAATTACTTTTGCCCAAAGCATATCTTTATTTATATATTTATAAGTAATCATTTTATAACTCCGCAGACGCATCAACATAAGAAGTTGTACTTACATCCATTACAACAGCAGTCCCAGCAACCATACCTGACCCTGTTCTTGAAACTTGAGTACAATAAAGAGGACCAGTAGACATAGCTACGTTAAATGTAGTAGTTACAGCAGCAGGATTAGCAGCAGCATCATATAATCTAAAGTTGCCAATTGTTGAAGTCGTAACAGTTGATGGAGCTGCTCTCATAGGAATTGGTGGATAACAAAGTACTCCAAAAGCATTAGTAGCAGAAAATGCTTGCAATGTTGCTACATAACCACTTTGAAAAATAGTTTTGAAATAATATCTTTGGCTTAAAGCTAATTCTGTTCCATAAGGTCTGTAATCAAACGAAGTAGCTGTTGAGCCTTTTTCTAGTTGAACATTACCAACTGTCCAAGTTAGACCCGCTGTTAAAGCGCCTACAGTAAACAGAATCTGTATTCCTTTTGTAGCTGCCGCTGGAATACTGATATTTGCAGAGAAGTTAGCGACTGTTGCGCCTACTGTAAATGTTCCTGTAGCAATTGAGGTAACTGTTGGGCTTGCCAATGAGCCAAACGTATCTGCTGTTGTGGTGGCATAGTACGCTGTCCAAGTGACTGTAGTCAGTGTTGCTGATATACCTAAGTCTGCTGATAGAGTACAAGTAGAGCCAGCCAAATCATAAGAGTTCTTTTGCTCAATACGTTGACCAAATCCGACCGCTGTAACAGATGCAGCACCAGTAAACCTGTATCTATTTTGGGTTACTGTTGGGGTTGTTGCCCCAGCTACTTGCTGACCTGTGACGTTTGCGCCTGTGCAGTATCCATACCATCTATCAACAGAGTACGCTAAAGCCCCAGCAGCAGTAAATGTCTGTGATGCCCCAGCATTTCTCTGGTCAATCACCATCCCACCATTGATGATGCGGTTCTTGAAGCCAAATGTGTTTGGTGTGTTTATACTGTCGCTCACCGCTAGTGTAGTTGCAGTTGCCGCGCCTAATACTGGAGTTACCAAAGTAGGACTCGTAGACATAACTACGTTGCCCGTACCAGTCATTGTATTGCTTACTAGACCCTTAGAAGCGCCTGTAAATACAGGTAGTGAAGCGGTTAGGCTAGATACTATTGGCTGTGCTGTGAAAGTAGCTACACCAGTTACACCTAGAGTTCCTGAGACTTTAAGATTGGTAAATGAGTTGCCGTTAACCAATTGGAATCTAGTACCATCATAGATAATCTCGACCGCCTGACCTGCAACCATATCAGCAGCGACTAGAGCAGTAGTACCAGTCCTAGTAATTGCTTTAGCGCCAAGACCATCAACATTGATAGTTACAGCGCCAGTATTCGTGTTAGCTACGACAAAGCTAAACTGGTTGCCTGTAGCATAAGCTGTCAGTGCTGGTGAGGTCGTGCCTGTTATGGTGTCAGTCCCCGCCGCCGTGATGAATGTTGCGCTACCTCCCTGCACTTGATCGAGCCTAGCAGCATCAGAGGCTACAGTACCAGCGGCAAGATTCGTGATCTTAAACGCGCCCATGCCAATGTTGGCGGTAGGAGTAGACTGACCATCCTTAGTCAGCGCTGTAGTCAGACCAGTCGCTAAGTCTGCCGTTAGATTGTTAAATGTTGTACTGGAGATGGTTGTACCAGTAACGACCGGTTGCCCAGCCGTGTTTATTGTGAATACCCCGCTTCCGTTATAACTCATTGATTTTGCTCCTTTATTTGTTGCATCTGATATAACGCATTAGCTAGAATGCGTGGGTCAACCTTATTAACTCCGGGTATTCTCTGTAATGCGTCAGCACCAGCCCTACCTGCTCCAGCAACTCTACCTGCGGCAAGTGCAGCTTCTCCAGCAAGTCTAGGAGATTGAGCAGCTAGTAACGGTAAAACAGAAGGATTAAAGAACGCTGCTACACCTGTTCCAGTTGCTCCTAGAGCTTGTAATCCTCGTGGTGTCGGAGAGTTCAGTGCTTGCCCTGCCAATGCTGGCATTAAATCTTTACCGCCCATTTGCTCTAACTGCCTTGCTAGAGCCTGACGATTGCCGTAATTTGTGTTTACGTTGTTTCTCATGAGAGATTGCAGCTTTCTCATAGCGGTATCAACAGAAGATTTTTGTCCTAACGACAACGCTCTCTCTATCTCTTTTATCTGGTCAGAGGCAGCAACGTAGTCTTTCATGGTCTTAGCGTACTCAGGCGCTTGCTTTGTTATCTCAGACTTGATTGAATTATAAACATCACCGCCTACCATTCTCGCTGTTTTTGCCTCGAATGGGATACTTTCCACAATCCCACCTATTTTCTGCTTTAGCGCATCCATCCCTTCTGGGGTATGGTATTGAGCAGGGTCTAGCTTATTCCAATCACCTATCTCTTTTTGCATAGATGATAGTGCTTCTGCTGCTTGTGGGTTCTTTACTTGCGATCCGTACATTACCTTATCTTTTGCATCGGCTAAGGATTTATTAATGCCAGTAAAATCAATTACCTCTTTATTTCCTCGAACAGACTGCATATTCTTGTTGTATTCAGCAGACTTCATTTTTTGCATAACTGACAAATCAGCTTTAGCCGCATCCAGAACATCAGTCATAGGCACATTACCACGCATATTGCCGGAAAACTCAGCAGCTTTAGAACCTCCGGCTCTTCCAGCTCCATAAGCCTGTTTAATCGCTTCAGAACCCGCTCCAGTGGTGTTTCCAAGTAAAGCCGCAGCAGTAGAGCCTACACCTCGTGTAATCGCTCCAGCGCCCCTTGCCACGTTAGCCAATGGGTCTACTGCTGATGCAGAACGCTTTAAGCCTTCAGCTAGTCTCGACATACCCGGTACTCGTGCAGCGACTGCGCCACCGCCAGTGAGAACAGAGGCAGCATCAGCAGCAACACCTGCTGGGTCTGTAGCTAGAGCTTCTTTAAAGCCCGGCATACTGCCGTATCTCTCTTTGTAGAATTGACCTACTCTGGAGGCCATCTCTTGCGATGGTTTATCTGCACCGATTGCGTTTACAAGTGATTCTGGCAAAGCGTTCTGTATTGCACCAGCGCCTAAGTCAACAAGGCTTCTTGCTGTTTTAACAGGACTCATAACAGCTTCAGCTACACCGCCAATTAGCTTACCTGTTGATGGGATAAGATTCTGTACAGCACTTCCAGCAACGCCACCCCATGATCGCTCTGGTTTTGGCTGTGCATTACCACCGTCTATATTGGTAATAGCCTTACCATGTTCTTGCGTAGCACGTTGATGCACCTGATCTGGTGTTACGTTGTCAGGTACACCAGCATATTGGTGCGATGTGCCATCATCAAAGGTAATCGTTATATTTCTTGGCATAATTATTTATTCCAGTTAGATACCGTTGCGCCCGTTGCACCTTGACCGACTGGAGTAGGGGCTGGTGTAGCTGCTTTGGGCATTCCGAACATCTTCTCAATATTATTCAATGCTGCATGGTTAGATTCTATATCAACGCCAGTGTCTGTAGCAGTCGTTAGCCATAAATTCAGTTCTGCATTGGAATTTATTTGCGTTGCGCTCATTCCAGTAGCTTTCATAATTTGCTGCAATAACAATGGGCGCGTCATTTTGATTTCATTTCTTATAGATTGCGCTTTAGTTCCTGCTAAATTACTTACAGCTTGCCCCGTTCCACTTGACGCAATGCCTGCCGACAAGTTATCCATAAGTGAATTTTGAGGGTTCGTTATTGCTTTTGAAACATCGAGCTTGTTATATCCAGTTCGCAATTGATCCACAATTGAACTTACATTCTCCCTACCCGTTTCCTGTGCTGAATTTGCCTTAATTGTCTTTGCATCTGCTGGGCCACCTCTTATTGATTCCAAATCTCCACTAGGAGTAAATCTATAACCAGCAGGCGCAGTAGGTTGCTTGTTTCTTGCATCTTCCCTAGCAGCTTTGCGATCATCAGCCCTAATCTTTATATCTTCCTGTCTCTCTTTCACTCTTGTTGCTTCAGTTGCCACTCTCTCAGCAGTCCTAGCCTCATCCTGCGCCATAGCATTTTGACGTTCGATTTGCATACGTCCAATATTTGCTGCATCTGGGTTGCCGCTTCCAATGGCACTCAATGCGTGAGCGTACATCTGTCCGGGGGATTTTGGAGTAGAGATGGTTGCTGGTGTACCGTAATCTCCCGGGCCGCCAGAAGGCCCTGCACTAAGTGTTGGCTCATACCCTTGCAGATGGGCAGCAACCTCTGCCTTGCGCCGTTCCTGTTCAGCAGCCATCTTCTGTTCAGCAGCAGCCTTCTCACTAGCATACGACTTGTCCATCTGATTCTGCTGATAGCCAGCTAGTAAAGCAGCAGTTAGCTTTGCAACGCCTTGCATTGGGTGTATGTCAGCCTCAATACCTTTATAACTAGCACGTTCAATTGGTGCAGCAGCCTGATCCTGTAGCATTCTGGCGTACTGATTACGCCGATACATATCGGCAACATCTTGTGAATTGAAGTTAATGAATTGGTTATCTGCCATGACTATCTCCTAAACGCACTCATAAACTTGCCACCTAATTGAGACGCTCCTCTACCGAATGCAGAAGCACCCTCCTGCAATTGATTGCCTAATCTTTTAGTAGCACCAAACATTCCACGCTGCGCTTCAAGTGGTGCGCTTGGATTCCATCCCATCTCAGAGCCACCACCGGGAGCATTGTAGCTTTTCATAATTTGCCCAGCCTGTTGCTGCTGTGGCGTTTGCGGTTCACGCATGAGCATACCGTTTCTTACTTGCTGATCGAATGCGTTAGAAAATGATCCGCCTTCTTGATCCGCGCCATATCGTCTAAGCCTATCTGCTAGAGATTGACGTTTCTGCTGTTGAGTTCCAACAGCCTGAGGTTGTTGCATCTCACCCGGTTGCTGAATCTGGAAATTTACGATTCTGTTTGCCATAACTACCTCATTAGCTCAACGATTGGAATGATTGTACCCTTTAATTTGCTCATGTTTAACGCATACTTATCATATAGTTCTGGATGGTTAACTTTAGTCCATTCAACCCTATCTGCTGAGTCCTTCATAAAGCCTGTGCAGTCGTAACAGTCAAGACTTGTATGGTTTAAGCTAAAGTGTTCGGGCAGTTGACCGCGTTGCGTTGCCACAAAATCTAATACCTGTTTGCTAGTCCACTTCTCTATAGGCTGTATGTACTCAATGCCGTCTACAACTACTCCATGCCTAGACTCGCTCTTAAACGAGTCATCATTACGCTGCCCTTTAATTAGCTGAGTAATGCCTCTTTCTTTTACTGCGTTCAGTAGTGGGAATGCTATATTCTCAGTGCAGCAGTTTAAGTAACTTTGAATCAGAACATCTTTCTTACCAGATACACTGATTGCATCTAAGGTATTAGCAATTGGCACGATGTCGCTAGGTATGCCATTAGCGTCAATCTGAGCTTGTTGATCTACATTAATCTCAATGAATTCAACAGCTTCCGCCCTAATCTCTTCTACAAGAGCCATCGTCTCAGGATATGTTTTTCCAGTGTTAACAAAGAAAACAATAGGGTTCTTAGCTTTGTACAAATACCAGCAAGCTAGAGAATCTTTACCGCCTGAGAAAGCTAGTCCTAGCATTACATCATAGCAGCGCCACCTAATGAGCCACCAAGACTCATTAAGCCGCTTGTAAGGTTATTTTTAGCTTGCTGTCTGATGCCGTACTGATCCATCTGACCTTGAAACGTATCTTGTACGCCTTGATAGATTGGAGCAGCAGCAATATTAGCGCCTTGATAGCCTTGAAACTGCGGCATCTGTATCTGTGATCCACTCATTAAGCCCGTGATCTGATTCAATGGCTGGTTACGCAGTGCAAGTTGCTGATCTAAACTCTGTTGCTGTGCTGTATTGCCAAACTGAGCCATACCTAGTTGCTGATTGTAGTTTTGTGCAATAGCAGCGTTTTGAGCAGTCTGTGCAGCTAATTGGTTTTGATAGTCTTGCTGGAGCGCCGTATTGCCCATGCCAGCATTCTGCAAAGCAGCGTTAAACTGTGATTGCTGCGCTTCATTACCAAATTGAGCCATACCTAACTGCTGGTTGTAGTTTTGAGCAATGGCTGCATTCTGAGCAGTTTGCCCGGCTATTTGGTTTTGATAATTCTGTTGAAGCGCAGCGTTTCCTAATCCAGCATTCTGCAATCCAGCATTAAATTGAGCTAGTTGAGCTTCATTACCAAACTGACCTTGTGCCTGTGCCTGTCCAAAACCTTGCTGATTCATCATTGCATCAAGATTAATACCTTGTGCAGCGGCCTGTAGCTCTAAGTCATTCCTGTTCTGACCCATAGTACGCATTTCATTGTTGTAAGCCTCGCCACCAGTGACTAGACCTTGATTTGCAAGACGCTGCCTTGTTGCATTCTCATTCTGTGTTAACTGAGGCTGTAGCCTAGACATAATTGCTTGCTGGCCTGTCATACCAGCGTTTACAGGCATTGCTGCTATTCCTGACGTATCAATACCTTGCCGTAGATTAGGGCCAGTAACATACCCTTGTGCATTGCCTGCGGTAAATGCTGATTGATTGACAGGAATAGGTGTATCTATACCTTGCTGAAAAGTAGGGCCAGCTACAGACCTCTGCGCGTTTCCAGCATTGTATGCAGCTTGATTAACTGGTGAAATTGACTCTGCTATGCTTGTATCAATGCCCGGCAGGTTGGGGTTAAACGGCGTGCCTAGTATGGTTTTAGCTTGTCCAACACCTTGCTGACCTAGTTCTGCAAGTGATCTCTCTACACCTTGTTGTGCGTTTAAGGTAGCTTGAGCGTCTGGTGTTAGACTCTGACGAACAGTAGGTATATCACCCTCGTAGCTAATAGTCTGACTGCCTAATGGCCCGTAGATGTTAGGATTGCCTAACTTTGCCGAAGCTCTAGCAGCATCTACGTTAGCCGCACCTTGTGCTACGGCAGCGCCAGCATAGTCTGGTACTGGCGGTGGAGATGATTGCTTACCCATACTTGCCTCCTAAAAATTTACATTTATCTTTCAACAGCGTAAAAAATATCATATCACCGTTACTTCTCTTTATTCTAGCCTCTTCAGTGAAGCCCATATTCTTTACTAGCTTAATGCTTTTATCGTTCTCTTCAGTGATCGGCACTACTATTTTCTCTACGTTACATACTATAAACGGATAGTTAAATATCGCAGCTATGAATGTCTTATTCATTCGCCCTGCTACTGCAATATGACAGGTAATGGTGGTGTCCATAAAGCTCTCATAGATCACCCCTGCAACTATCTGTCCTTCTCGTTCCAGCCCTATGGCTGATGAATTGCAATGATACGATCCTGTGGTCTGTTCTGCTACCCATACACCAACAGAATCGCCTTGTACTATATGCCAGCCCATCCAGTTTGATAAACTACGTCAGTTGCCGCCCATTCAAGTTGCAAGGTCTGAGATGCGCTTTTAAGGTGTATACCGCCGCAATACCCAATCCCCGTAATCCCTTGAAAGTTATTAGTAATCATTAGTCCTTGTCCCCATGCTGACGCATCCCATGTGCCTATGTCCCACAACCCATACGAGCTAGGAGAGTAAGACAGTGCTGCTGTAGGATCAGATATATCGTAGTCAATGTTCATTGAGACTAGGATAGAAGGCAGTCCGTCCGTAAATATAGAAGGTCTAGCTCTAGTAAAGTATTTCTTTACACCACGTTGCTCAAAGTAGTTAAACGCTTGCAGCACGTTAGTATTAATGTCTGTTGCATTGTCTGCATAGGTTGTGTCCCAAGCCCTGCCTACAACGCCATTGCCGCCAAAGTAGGGATTATCTCCGAACGATTCCCAGCAGTTGGCTTCCCAGCCTTGAAACTTGCACCAAGACTTTGTAATCGTGTTCATTACATACTGCTCTTGATTGTTGCCCTCATCGACAGGTACATTTACCCATACAGCGTTATTCTTAGCTGAGTAATGTATCTGCCAGCCAAAGTGGTCTGCATAGAGCGTTGTGGCGGTTGTAATCGCTCCCTGTATCTTGTTACTCAAAGCGACGCGCGGATCGAGCCTAGAGCTTTGTAGTGATGCTGCGAGAGGCATTAATCCATCGTATGTAAGGATTAGAATGTCACCGCCGTACTTCATGAAGCAGCGATCACCAATTGGTGCGCCTAGCTTCCATACGCCAATCAATGCCCAAGTAGCAGAACTAGCTGGGTCTGTGCCTGAGTACACGATGACCTCGCCATTGCTGGTTATAAATACTAGGTTGTCATCAACCCCATATCCAGCGTCAATCGTCCATGTAGCCACATCTGTAATGTGACCGCCAAACTTAGCAATAGAGCTTAGATCGAGAGTTTGTGCTGCTCCACCGACTGCATTAGTTGGCAAGTACCAAGCCTTTAATGAGTTCTTTTGCGTAAACCATACCCTGTTCTTGAACAGAGTTATATTATCTAGTGTTGTACTTGTAACGCCTGTTATAGCGATAGGCGATACAGCAGTAATAGAGGCCCATGTAGTGCCATCAAATAGCAATGGAGCGTCTACACCATTGACTAGATATAGATAGCTACCGCCGCCAGTCGTGACATTGATGAATTCCCATCGAGCGTTTGTTAAGCCTACCTTTACAGGCGCGCCTACTGCACCAGCAGAAGTAACGTCATATATCTGTGTTCCGGCAATTGCGTACAGCTCCTCACCCGTGCCAGTTGAGTAGTTCATCAAAGTCTCAACCTGACCAGTTATGCCTGTGGCGTGGTTAGAGTACCCGCCGCGTAGAACTACGTTTGAATAGGATGGAAAGAAGTTAATTAACTCGACAGCATCGGTAGGTTCCATGTTCGCAATAGAATCACGAGCATTCCAGCCACCTACTGGAGCAGGTACAGAAGCTACTTGTGCAGCGGTCTTTTGTGCTGGAAACATTAGTTCTGCGTTCCGTAGCCGGTGTCAGGCAGATTATCATATCCTATGAGGACTGTACCCGGTCTTGGAGCAAACGATAGATTAGCTGAACTCTGATCTTGAGCCATAACGACTTCAAGTTCTGTCAGGAAGTTTCTATACATAGCCGTAGTATCGAAGC